GTTTTAAACTATTATCCATTATACGTAGAAGTATTAGAGTATAACGAAGAAATGTATGTAGGTGGTGCAAGTGTGCAGCTGGACGTGTATCCACGAATTTATAATTCTTACTTACCTAAAATTACTGACTACTACTACTATTACTACACTACAAGCGACTTTGATAAATTTTCAAAAATTTATAATATAATTTGGTATAAAGATGATTATACTCATTTAGTAGATAGTGTTCCAATAAACACTTCTTTAAAAAATATTTATAAAAAAGTAGGAACTGTTTACGAAAAGCTTATACGAATACATCATAAACAAGTGTGCGAGCCACTTTGGAAACTAAAATATTTAAACCTGCACACAGGATATTACGATGAATTCGGTGGCTGGTATATAAAGCAAGACACCATCAACGTTGAGAAGCAAATATATAATAGACAAACATTGATGGATACAGGAACACGGCAGGCTTTGCCAGAACTCGACAACGAATTCAACTTGATTAGTTACGATTTGCCTATAGACCAGGCTAATTATATTGCAAAAAGCATAATTATGTCGCCAAAAACTTTTTTAATAGACACGAATGGAAATGAGGTGGAGTGCGTTGTTATGAATAAAAATTACACTAATGCTTTGAACGTTGTGAACGTTTTTGCTAACATAAATTTAAACATAAAGTTATGAACATAACTATCAGATTTATTTTTAAACGCAGAATAGACACTCCGCCACAGGGCTCATTGCCAATCAGTTTTTCACAACTCAGGTTAGTCGACGAAACGTTTGAGGTTTTAGACGATAATTTTTCTGTAAACATAGATAATGAGAACATAAACGACTTTAGTAAAGCTATAGACAGTAAGTTCACAAAAACGTTGAAGGTAGCAGGAACGCAGAAGGCGATTGACTTTTTTAAAGAATACTACGAAGTTAGATACGAAGGTGAAAGCGATTATAATTTTTTATTTAATAGCAGGACAGGTGAACACTGCACGATATACGTAGATGGCATAGAGGTGATGCGAGGAGTAGCTTTGTTAACAGGTATAACTAAAAAAAATAATATAGTAGTTTTTGAGCTACAGGTGATAAACGATGTAAAAGATATTTTGAACGAATTTAAGAATTTATACATCGACGAATTAGGTGAATTTAACTATAATTGGAACTTTAATAATGTTAGAAACTTATTACATACAATTATAGATGATACCTTTACAGGTATCTGTATGTCAGATGGAGTGTGCGTTTCACAGAAATTTATAAGTAGTGAGAATGCGGTGAGAACGGCTATAGATATGAGTAAAATACCTATTGCGGGGAATGTAAAAAAATTGATAGATAAAGCGTTTGAGAAAGTGGGGGTTGAGTATCAGAGCGAGTTTTTTAGTAATAGTCAGATATTTAGCGACTTGTGGCTGTGCAATAATAAAGAAGAAAATTTAGGTATATGGGGTGATGATGATAAAACTCTATTAGATTTTAGATATAATGGTTTAAAAATAACAGACTATTGTTTATTTCAATATAGTAATTATGATTATAATTATGATAACAATGACTATAAAGTATATATAAACAAAAGTGATAGAAATATTTCTTATAACAATATATTACACGACTATAACTATTATGGCAATTCGAGGTATGATTTACAAGGTGGATTAGGTGTAATTACCTCTGAAGCTGACGAGTTTGATAGTTATGTAAACGGTGCAACACAACATATTTATTTAGCAGGCGGTTGTAAATATGCTATTAATTTAAATTTGAATAACTATCAAATGACTTCTCAAGCTACGAACAATTTGTGGCGTGCACATATAATTTTTAAATTCACTAATTTAGCTACAGGCGAGGTGGAGAAGCTAAACTATTATAGCACTTTCGTGCCATATGAACAGATTTTAAACTTAAATCCTTATTTTGAAAAAGAACTCGAGCACAACACTATGTTAGACATATACATACAAGAGGATATAGCTCTACATCCGAGCTGGGAAGCAACTTCCNAGAAATATTTTGTAGTTGGAAAAAATCCTTTTGATGTTCGTATTAGTGTGAGAAAAATAGCAGGTAGCCACGTGCGGTTGCAAGGTTCTGATATTAATCTTTATAGCCAATTACCTCACATTAGTGTCTATGAATTGATAGTTAATCTACAAAAAATGTTTAACCTAGTCTTTTCATTAGATAAAGATACTGAAAAATTAATTATAGAACCTGAAATTGACTACTATAAACTGAACGAGGCTAATTTAATAGACATCACAGATTTAGTAGATTACAGCCAAGACATTATTATAGAACCTGCTTCAACATTGATAGACTACAACAAGATTTCGGCGAAATATAATATTAGTGATAAAGATTTCCACAACAGTTACTGCCAATCGCAGTATGGCAGAGCGTTTGGTGAGTTTAAGACTGAATTTGAAAGTTATGCAAAAGACGAGCTTGAAATAAAAAATGAATTTACATTAGCAAAAGCGAGTATCTATCCTTTCAATGATAATTATATTTTTTCTGCAAGCTACGAAAACGAAAATGGAAATTTAAAAAAGGTTAGTGCTGATAAATGCTTTATAGGTGTGAGGAAAGTGCATACAAATAATAATAATGAACTACTAAAAATTTGGTATAATGAAAATATACACGGTGATTATAATCATAGTCAATATAATTATTTAGATTTTTGCAGTGCAGATTTTGACTACTCATATGACACTCCCAGAGCGGTTTTTACTAATATGGACACTATACCGTTAGATAACTTGTTTTATAACTACTATTATAAAATTTTGCAGGAATATATAACATTAACAGGTAAAGTTGTTAGACTAAAAGCGTATTTTGACCCACTAACTTTCAGTAGTTTAAGCAAAAAACGTATAGTCTATTGGCAAAACAATTATTGGAAATTGTTAAAAATCAGTGATTGGTCGCCAAAAAAGAGCGTTGTATCGGTAACTTTGTTAAAGATGATAGACGTTGAAGTTCCGAAAATAGAAAAAAAACCTGTTATCGTTTCTGGGAATTGGCAATTCGGTGGTTGGATAAAACCTTTATTGATAGATACAGAGCATGTTTCAGCAGATTTTTTAGATAGGTTAAGTAAACAAGGTGCACTTATTAGTAACAAAGCGGAGTTGGTAAATATAAGTAATGTTAATGATAGTGCAGTAGCGGTGCAGGAGTTGTCTGATATTCTTTATAATAGATACATACAAGATAATGTTAGCAAATATGATAAAGTTGAACATAAGATAGTAGAGTGCTTATTGCCAGATGGCACTGAGATTGAGTTTCCTAATTACAGCTATTTCAAAGGTATTTCTCTATTTCCTGTCGANTATATNGAAGANTTNATCTTTNNAAATATNATNTTTACAGGTAATTTTAAGATGGATAATTTGAAAATAGCTGGAGAGGGTTGTTTTCNAAGTAGTAATTTTAGTGGAGCGTTGAGTTTACCTGTGTGTGAGCAAATCGGATATGTTGCGTTTTATAACAGTGTATTCACAGGCGATTTCGAGTGTCCGAATTTGCAGGNAGTTGGAATTGCTGCGTTTTATAACAGTGTATTCGATGGTGCGTTCGAGTGTCCGAATTTGCAGACAGTTGGAAATAGTGCGTTTTTAAATAGTGTATTCACTGGTGCGTTCGAGTGTCCGAATGTGCAGACAGTTGGAAATAGTGCGTTTGAATTTAGTATCTTCACTGGTACATTTAATTGTCCGAATTTGCAGAAAGTTGGATATTGTGCGTTTCATAACAGTGTATTCACAGGTGAGTGTAATCGTCCAGTATGCACCAGCATTGGTCAATATGCGTTTCGATATAGTGTATTCGATGGTGCGTTCAATTGTCCGAATTTGCAGACAGTTTGAGATCATGCGTTTGCAAATAGTCAATTCACAGGTGATTTCAATTGTCAGAATTTGCAGGAAGTTGGAAATAATGCGTTTTATTATAGTCAATTCACAGGCGAATTTAAATGTCCTAATTTGCAGACAGTTGGCTATCAGGCATTTTATTATAGTCAATTCAATGGCGTATTTAATTGTCCGAATGTGCAGACAGTTGGAGATTTTGCGTTTTATNATAGTGTATTCGATGGTGCGTTCGAGTGTCCGAATTTGCAGACAGTTGGAATTGGTGCGTTTTTATATAGTCAATTCACTGGTTCATTCAATTGTCCGAATTTGCAGACAGTTGGAGATGTTGCGTTTGCAAATAGTCAATTCACAGGCGTGTTTAATTGTCCGAATTTGCAGACAGTTGGAATTGATGCGTTTCGAGATAGTGTATTTGATACAATAACAATAGGAGCAAATGCTACACTTGGAACAGGCTGTATAGGTGCTCACAGCGCAGAATTTATCGCAGACTACGCAGCAAATGGAAAATTGGCTGGGACATACGTGTGGGACGAGGTTACACAACATTGGATTTATCAATAATTAACATATATGGCAAAAGATATAATATTTAGAGCGAAGTTAGACACAAAGCAGGCTGAAGCTAATGCTCGCAATTTAGGTCAAAATATTAACAAAAGCGTGTCAGAGACTACTGGTGTAGACAAACTATCACAACGTATGGCTGAACTAAACAAAAATATGGACGAAGGTAATTTGTCTATAAGGCAGTATAGGATGGCTATTAAAGAGTATCAAGACATAGCCGTTCAAGCGGGGACTAAATCAGCGATTGGAGTAGAGGCTCTGGAGCGTGCAGCAAAATTAAAAGATGAATATTCAGATTTACAAGTTCAGGTGCAACAGCTCTCGCTAGATCATCGAAAAATGAATCTCACAATGCAGGGCGTGAACGTTGCTGTAAATAGCTATCAAGCGTTTACGGGTGTAATGGGACTTTTGGGAGGTGAAAGCGAAAAGTATTTACAAATTATGAGTAAAATGATGATAGTGCAGCAAAGCTACAATGCTATTTTGCAGGTTACACAAGCTTTTGAAAAACAAACGTTATTAGGACAGTATGCTCGTATAACTGCTACAAAACTACTCACAGCTTCGCAAAAAATGTATACGATGGCGGTTGGAACTTCGACAGGTGCAATGAAGGCTTTTAGAGTGGCTCTGATGAGCACTGGAATAGGTGCACTCGTGGTAGCTTTAGGTATGTTAATCGGCAATTTTGACAAAGTCATCGAAGTTGTAAAAAAAGTAGTCGGATGGCTCGGTGACTTCGGGAAGGCAGTAGGGAAACTATTTGGAGGCATCTTTAAAAGTAACAAAGATTTGGTAGATAGCAATGCAGAGGTGGAAAAAAGTGAGCGACAGCTGGAACGTGAGCAGAAGCGTGCTTTAAGAGAGCGAGAGAAAGCTAATAAAAAGGCTTATAAGGCTATGCAAAAAGATATAAAAGAATATACCGATGCTTTAAAGAAAAATAATGAAGATTATGAAAAAGAACTTATAAAACTGAATTTGACTAATGCTACTGCTATAGAGCGCAACAATGCTCTAATAGATAAGCTCACAGCTGATTTAGAAGTTAGAATAAACTATTTAGCATACATACAAAAGAATTTTGCTGATGAAAATGGTAAAATTATAGATGGAATGATGCAATGGCAGTATAATATAGCTTATGCAACTACTAAACAGGTACAACAACAAATAGACGAGACAAAAGCTAATAATGAAAAACTTCAAAAAGAGCAAGAAAAACAGGAGGCTGCTAAACAAGCTGCAGAGGAGCGTGCAAGACAGCGTGCTGAAGCTGAAAGACAGCGGTTGCAAAAGTTAGCTGAAGATTATGAAAATTATAATAAACAAATAAATGAAATTTTACAGCAAAGCGCAGATTATAGAGAAAAATTAAACGAAGAGGCTATTTTAAGTAACTTAAACACTTTTGGCAAAATAGAGCATTTACGAAATAAAGATTTAGAAGGGGTTGAAACGTGGTATCTAGAGCAGTTAAATTTTTTAGAGCAATATAAAAATGACAAAGCAAAATATGACAAAGGTCTTGAAGAATTAGAACAGGCTCGATTAGTTAAACGAGCTGATATAAACACGAAATATGATATTGAATTAGCAGTTGAGCGACAAAAATTTGAAGAGAACTATACGAAATTTTTAGAAAAACAAGAGCAGGAGCGGTTACAACAAACTTTAGAAGCGTTGAAAGAGCGTGAAGATAAAACAGCGTATTTGCAAGAGAGTTTTAGAATTAAACAGCAGGAAATAGAAGATAAATACAAAGAATTATTAGAGGAAGCGAGGATAATGGAAGACGAACAGGCGTTAGCTAATTTACAAGCGTTGAAGGATGAGGAGTTGAGGATTATTCAAGAAACTTATGATAAAGAAATTGAGATGAATAAAGCTGCTTTAGAGCAAATGCGAAAAGATAGAAATCAGGCAGCTGTTTTAATGAATGTAGAATATAGTGAGAGAATTCTTGGAGGTTTATCACAAATTTTTGCAAGCATGAGTGCAATGTCTGAAGAGAATTCAAAACAGCAAAAAACATTGGCAATGGTTTCTTTAGCTTTAAATCAGGCGGCAGCGATGGGTGCAGCGGTGCGAGCTGCTATTGACGGTGCTAAAGATATGCCAGATCCTATTTCAAAAATCGCTTATTTCGTAACTACTTTAGCAACGTTTATGGGTATAATAGCATCTACTATATCACAAGCTAAACAGATAGCTAATAGTGGCAATATAGGTGTAGGAGGTAGCATAAATCCTGCTCTCACAAATAATGTAAATCANAANTACAANGCNGTGCAGGAAAACAGAGCTACTGAACTTCCTCCACAGCAGGTTTACGTGCTCGAAAGTGACATTACGTCTACCCAAGATAGAATTCGTAGAATTAGTGTAAATCAAGTATTATGAAAAGTATATATATCTATTTTAAAGGTGAGATGGCAGATATTTATTATAAAGATAACGAAAAAAATCTGCATACATCGATTAATTTATACACTAAAAGTGAAAAAATAAGAGACCAATTTCGTGTAAATTTATTAGAACGATATTGGGAGAAAACAGAAATAACAGATTTAGACGAGCTAAAAAGTATAGTTAAAAGTAGCTTTGTGCAAGTTTTCACAAAATATTGTGAAAANTTTGACAAAAATGACTGATTAATAGAAAATTTACGTATATTTGTAAAAATTAATTTATATGGATGTATATAAAATCGACGAAACTAAAGATATTGAGATGGTTGTGAACTCGTTTGTCTCCGAACCAGCGACGGAGAAGGAGTGGCTGTTTTTCAATAGGAAAAAACAGGTATTGAATTTTTATGATGACGAACAGCAGATAGTTACAAGTGTTGTGATGTTGGCTAATACTCCAATTTACAGAAACGATGATGGCTATGAGTATAAGTTAGTGTTTACACCAGATGCGATAAAAAAAATGGCTTTTGACTATTTTAGTAAAAACGGGTTCAACAAAATTAGTATAGAGCACGATGGTAAAGAGATTGAAGGTGCAGCTATTCTATTAGAAAGCTATTTTGTAGATAATATAAAATCAGTGCCACAAAAATTTGGAAAAATCCCTGATGGCTCGTGGATAATGAGTTACAAAGTAGTGGACAAAGAGATTTGGAAAATGATAAAAGAAAAGAAACTACGAGGTTTTAGTGTAGAAGTTGTAGCTGATTTAAAGAAATTAAATTTAAATTTAAGTAAAGATACAAACCAACAAAATCAAAAAAATATGAAAAAAGAAAAACAAAAAGAAAAAACAAAAGAAAAATTCCTTGACGCCGTTACAGATCAAGGCGTGCAGGTAACTTTTGATGCTCTCGAGGTCGGACAGCTAATTTACGCAGTTGCAGAAGACGGCACAAAGGTAACATTAGAACAAGGCACGTATTTAATTAACTACGAGGATAGAGTTTATGAGGTCGTAGTCGCCGANAACGGGACTATTACTGAAATTAACGAGGTTACTAGCGAAGAGGCTATGAGTAACGATGATGTTAAGAAAACATTAGATGAAATGAACAAAAAAATTGCTGAAATAGAAGAAAAAATAAATTCTTTTATGACAGCGAAACCTACTGCTACTGCTACTGCTAAAAAGACTAAACCGCTGACGGATGANANTAATAGTAANANTCGTACAGATTTTTCAAAAATTAAAGTAAAATTTTAATAAAAAAGGAGGCAAAAAATGAAAGAATTTAATTTTAAAGTAGATAGAAAGATATCTACAATGCAAATAGGTAAAAATAAATACAAATTTGCTATTGATAAAAGTGGAGCCACAGACATTAACATTACACAAGACAAAATTGAAGACGTGATTTATAGCATCTTTGACAGTAGTGAATTTTTAGACCTTGTCAGAATAATNACAAANATNAAAGGNANACAAAAAATTCCAAAAATCTATTTGCAGGGTGTACAAGGTGCTGGCAACGGGCTTGTAGATTCAACAGGCTGTGGCTTTGAAGACACTACCGAAATGGTCTTGTCTGACGTAGATATAGAAGTAACTAAAAAAAGAATGGGTTTAGAGCTATGTTTAGATGAACTAGTGAACATGGTGCTCGAAGTGCATATTTCCGATGGTGCACGTAATGAAAATTTAGACATAAATGAAGCTTTGCTCGCATATTTCGCACAAGTTTTAAGAAAAAACATACAGGAATATGCTTTTGCAGATGGAACAGATGGTTTATTAACAAAAATTTTGACAGATGGTACTGCACCTACTATCTCTGCTACTGATCCTCTCGAAATTTTACTAGCACTTTATGAAAATCTACCAAGTGGGTGGCAAACTTCAAACGAGGCTAATCCTGTAATTTTTATCAATTCTGCTATGATGACAGCTATAAGGGGGCAAATTTTTAGTTCGACAGCTCCTATAACTTCATCGATAGAAATTGTAAATAATAGGTTTAATCTACCTCTCACAAACGCAGTGGTAGTGGCTTCTCCACATATGCCGATAAGCGGTAACAAAATGCGTGCAGTAGCGGGGATTTCAAACTACCTATTTTTAGCTACAGATTTAGAAAGCGATTTCGATGATGTTAGAGTTTGGTATAGTAATGATAATGAGACTATTCGATTTTCCTCGCAAGTATATCTCGGCACTGCTGTAGCTGATATTACAAGTTTTGTGAAATATATAGAATTATAGAAGGAGGCAGTTATGATTTGTAAATTAACAAATGGTATAAGTTTGAAAGATTGCGACACACCCGGCGGCGTGTCTGAATCTTATTTTATAAATATTGAAGACGTTGACACCTTGACTGTTACTGATTTTCAAGTAAGTGCTTTGACTTTAAAAACTGATGCAAAAGCGTATAAAATAGCTTTCGAGCCTGAAACGAGTAATTTCTCGAGCAATGCAGTTGGAAGTCAGGAGAACTCAAGTGCAGCTTTTGAGCAAGCGTGCGAAATAAAAATTAATAAAGTTGATAACAACGTTTTAAAACAAATCGACGCTTTGACAAAAGGCAGGCACCTTGTGATTATTCAAAAAAATGATAAAACATATGAAATGTATTTCCACGAAGGTGGAGCAAAATTTGTTGCTAATTACAGCACAGGCACTGCTTTAGAGGACGCTTCTGGAGTAACTTTGACAGCTACTCACCGACAAACTTCTAACATGCTTTTAGTTTCTGAAACTGTTATGGAGGCTTTACCTATCGAAGAAGAAACACCATAAAAAAATAAAAATTAAAAGGGAGTTAAAAACTCCCTTTTTTAAAATTTAAATTCTATGAAGTCTGTAAAATTAGAGATAAACATACCAAAACCTTCTATAAAAAGCACCTCTGGTGATATAATTAAATGGGGGGATAGAGATAATTACTCGTATTTTTTAAACTATTTGTTTATCAATAGTGGATTACATCAGGGGATTGTAAATGGCAAAAATAATTATATTTATAGCGGTGGAATAAAGAGCGTAATCGCTGATGGCTACTACTTTTTAGACGATATTAATGAAATTATAAAAAAAATTATAAAAGATTATGAAATTTTTAATGGCTTTGCACTAAAATTTGAAAAATTCAATAACATCTTAAAATGCGATTACATAAGTATAGCTAATGTTAGAATTCTAAAAGATGGTTCATATGCCTACTGCGAGAACTGGACTGGTCGAAAAAATATCATTTATTATAGTGATTTTTTTGACGAAGTTTGGATAAATAATAGTGCAATAGCGTTTTTTGGCCTTGACCCGTTCATTTTAAGTGATGAAAATAATGTAAATTCGATAAATAACTATCCTGTGCCGATTTATAACAGTGCTATACCGTCAATTTTAACCGATATAGCGATAAAATTCTATAATCTCGGCGAAATTTACAACGGATTTAAAGCAAGTTCGATTATTGATATAATCGCAGGTAAGCAGTTGAGCGAGGAGGAAAAACAAGAGTATATCAAAGATTTAAAGAAATCAATTTACGATAAAAATAATTGGGGTGCAGCTTATATAAATTTTTCAGAAGGTGAATCACCTTCGGTGGTTGTGAATCCAATCCCGCAGACCGACATGGTTGACCGTTACAATGCGGTGTGGGAAGCTGTCAAAGAAGATATCTTAATCTCTCACCAAATAACAAATCCTCTCCTGGTAGGTATTAAAACTCCAGGCCAGCTCGGAGGAGCTACTGAATTAGCTACCAGTTTTGACATTTTTCGTGCTCAATACATACTACCTCGTCGAAACTATTTACTCGATTGTCTTAAAAACATAGGTATAAACGTCGAAATAGAAGAGATTTTACCTAATTTTTTAAAGCAATCTACTATAAATTATATGTTTAGTAGCGAAAAAGAATTTATTGAAGACGATAAAGTTGACTTTATATTAGATTTATTCAGTAAAGTAGGTAAAAAGATAGATGATAGTGTAAAAATAGTCTATGAACACGGGTTGGAGGAGGATGGCAGTGGTGGAATTGAGGATTTTGAGGTAGCTAAATATCTGAATTTTGCACAAAATTTAAGCTATAATGACTACGTAATATTAAATGCTATAAATGAAAAAGCCAATTTGTTAGGAATAATCGACGAATTAGGTATTTCAAAAGACAGATTAAATAAAAGTTTAGAAATATTGGAGCAAAACGGCTATATTAAAGGATTTGATATAACCAGGAATGGTAAAAATATCTTAAAAAATACAAATATACAGGTAGTTAGAACATACTATAGATACACGGTGAAGCCAGGCTTCGGGGATCCAATTATACCTACCTCTCGAAAATTCTGCATACAAATGATTAGAGAGAATAGGATTTATACTAAAAAAGAAATAGATATGATATCGGCGAGAGCAGGCTTGGACGTGTGGCTGTATCGAGGGGGGTGGTATAANAACTATCCTTGGTGTCGACATTACTGGCACCAAGTTTTTGTTTTAGAACCTATAAATAAATAAAAAAATAATATGACATTTGAGGAATTGTTTACAGTATCTGAAATAAAAGACGTAAGCATAATGCAAAAAAATATTAATGATGATGTTATAGCTACTTTATTGCAAAATGTTAAAGAAATAGAATTTTTGCCACTTTTTAAAAATAATTTTTTTGAAGATTTTTTACAGAGGTGGAGCGATGGAACGCAGACTACTCACGACATACAGCTAAAACACTATATGCTTTTATATATAACAAAATGTATAGAATACAGAGCAGTAACTACTCTCACATACCAAATTCGTGCAAGTGGCATTGTTTCTATGAACGCAGAAAATGCAGTGCGGGTAACTGATACTGAAAGAAAAACACTGTTAGACCAGTTAAACAGCGATAAAGAATTTCATAAACATATGATGATAAAGTTTATAAACAGTAATTATAGTGGCTTTATAACTACAAGTCGTGCATTTAAAAATTTTGATATATTATGACTTTTAAAGAATTTTTAATAGACATAGATAATTTTTTAGCTAATGAGAATATTTTTGCAAGCTACTACTATTCTTATGTTAACAATGTTTTTACTGAAAGAAAGTTGAAATATCCGCTACTCGTCTATCACGTTGACGGCTTCAATCATAGTATTTTAGAGAATTCTATCACGAATTTAAAATTTAATTTTTTTGCTTTTGATAAGCTAAAAACTGATAATAGTAATGTTATAGAAGTTCAAGATGATTTGTTAAAAAGGCTTATTTATCTACAATTTTACTTAAAACGTGTGCATTATGCTACTAATTTTAACTTAACAGCCGTGAGTGACGAGGCATACAGTGAAAAAATTACAGGGTGGATATTGAATTGTGAAGTGAAGTTAGATACTACTANTGACACTTGTATTAAAGAAAAAACACTAAAGGAAAAGGTAGAAGATTATGCTAAAGTTATAAAAAGGTATTCCGCCATAGACCTATGGCTGCGAGCTGATTATGGCGTTGTTACTGATAGTAATAATAAGGTAAGTAGATGGGAAGACTTTGTCCATCCCGATTACAACATAATCCAAAATGTAGCTGATAGACGACCTTTATTAGTTGATAATTATACTAATACCTTTCCAGCACTGCAATTTGATGGTGTGGATGATTATTTGAATGGTGGTGATATATGTGATTTAAAGCTGAGTGGAGGGACGTTGATAGCAGTGTTGCAGCATGAATATTTAACAAGTACTACCCATTGTGCTATTTCAAAAGCTAATGATTATAATACTGATAAAAGTTGGTATATTAGAGTAATATCTTTTGGTGGGTATTTTTTTGGCTTTACGGTTGTGAAAGACACAGAAAGAATAGCTTCTTTTAAAGGGAATTATCAGACGTCCGATTATAAATTAGAAAATGTAATAAATACTTATAAAATAGACAATGCCAACAATGTAATTAAAAAATATCAAAATGGTGTAAACACCGATAATGTAACTTTTGATGGCACTTATGATGTGAATAATAATTATGATTTAATAATAGGAGCTTTGGGGAGGACTGGATTAAACCCGATATATTTCTGGGAAGGGCATATAATGGAAATAATAAAGTTTGATAGAGTGCTCTCTGATAGTGAGTTTGCATACGTGCACGAATATTTAAATTTAAAATATAACTTATATTAAAAAAATAAATATGTAATATGGAATTCAACTTTAATATTTCGGAATTAGTCTCTATAATAGCGTTGTTAGTAGCTATTATAGGTGGTTATGTAAATACAAAAATACAAATTACAAGGCTGATGGACGAAAATAGAAATATGTTAGAAAAAATAAATAAGTTAGACAATAAAATTACAGTAATTTGTAAAAAAATAGATAGAATAAGGATAAATTTAGCTAAAGAAGGTATAAATGGCGATGAATGAGTATATAAAATTGATAATAGATAACTTGGATGTAAGTTATCTATGTAGTGTTATGTTATTAGGATATATGATAACTAAAAGTAGGTTATCTACAAAAATTAAGATAAAAACAAGGTGGATAATACTATTAATCGGAATAATAGTGGCAATATTCTATTATTTTGTTATAAAGATAAAATTAGACGTTTTATTTTTTAGTTTTGTAACTGCGCAGTTTTTAAATTTGTATGTAGCTGAGTTCATTATAGATTATTTTATAAAAAAGATAAAAAGTTTATTGGAAAAAAGTTAGTATTTTTGTAAAAAAAATGAGCGAATATTCTTATATATCTGACATTATAGTAGCGTTTGAGCAGTGTAATGGTAGAATAAAGTATTTAGGACAGTTAAATTTGCAGGACTTATTCAAAATCTATAACATAGATGTAGACAGTGATTGCGATGATTTAATAGGTCGTTTAAAAATTAATAGAAAAAGACGTGTTTATTGCAAATTTTTAGAAGATTGTAATATTTTAGAACTTGATTTAATAGATAACAGTGAAGATGCTTATTTGGCAGCGGATTTGCATATGTATTTTAATAGTAAGTAAAAAAATTTTGGTTTTAAAAAAATATTTTGTATATTTGCAAAAAAAATATGGAAGTGATCATTAATTTATCAGCAAAAAAATTAAAGAGAAGNGGTGATTTATATTATATAGATACGCCATCTACTTTAAATTTATNTAATTGTAAGTTTATAGAGGAGTATGCATTTTGTGATAGNAAATTTGTAGGGAAACTAAAAATACCTAATTGTAAAAAAATAGGTCAACACGCTTTTGCGAGTAGTGTGTTTTCTGAAATAACAATAAATGATAATGTTATTTTAGAAAAGAGATGTTTGGGAATTTATAGTTATGAGTTTTTTAGAGATTATGAAAAAAACAATAAAAAAGCAGGAACTTATGTTTATAATTTAAAAAAAAATGAATGGATATATCAAAAATAATCGCATCATAAGGGATTGAAATACTAAATTCTACTTAGTTGTTTTCATAATTTTATTTTTTTGGGGGGGNTTAAAAAACTCCCTTTTTTTAATATTTTTATGTAATTTTGTAAAAAAAAATATGGATACAAAAAATTTATTAGAACGAGCAAAAAATTTTGGATTTATCAAAAGCGAGTATTACAGCTACTTTTTGCAGTATTGCGACAAATACAAGATAAACACTTCTGAACGCCTCAGCCATTTTTTAGCGCAGGTTAACTACGAAAGTGATTATATGAACTACATAGAAGAAAAATTTACTTATAGTGCTAAACGTTTACTGCAAGTTTTNCCNAAATACTTTAAAACCGTAGAGGAAGCTAATGAATANGCCTATAAACCTGAAAAAATTGCTAATAGGGTTTATGCAAATAGAATGGGCAACGGTGATGAGCAAAGCGGTGATGGATATAAATACAGAGGGCGTGGATTATTACAATTAACAGGAAAAAATAACTATTTGAAATTTTCAAAATGGTATAATGACAGCAAAATTTTCGTAGATAGTCCAGATTTACTTTTACAACCGCAATTTGCTGTGCTTTCGGCGTTTTTTTATTGGGATATTAAAAATCTAAATAGTTACATTGTAGACAATGAAAATGCTTATAATATATGTAAGTGCATAACAAAAAAAATAAACGGGGGCTACAATGGGTTGGAGGAGCGTTTTAGGTTATATAAGAAAATACGTGAGCTATATAACGAATTTGATAAAGATTATTATGAATAAAAGAGAAAAAAAGTTATTTTTTGTAGTATTAGTTCTGTTAGCTATTTTGTTATTTAATGTAGAAAGCATTAAAAAGAAAAATCAAATAATTAATACTAATAAAAAACTTATTAGTAGCTATAAAGAACGCATAAATAGTAGTAATTTAGTTATAGATAGCTTGCAAAAGGCTATAAAACAAGCTAAAAAAACAGATACAGTAATAAAAATTAGATATAAACAAAAGATAGATAGTATATATGTTTATAAATATGATGATTATATTAGTTTTTATGACACTTTACTGCACACTAACTTGCTAAAATCTGATACATTCATTTGCTTTGATAGTATTAACATACAAAAATTAACTACTAAAATAGTAAAGTGCGAGCGTGATAGCGANCTGTTAGCTAATTGTTATNTACAAAATAACTTATATGCTAATATTATTAACATTCAAGATAGTGTAAATGCGAGCTTGGAAGATATGTATAAACAAAAAGTAAAGAAATTAAAAAGGCAGCGCAATACCTTTGCTGGTGCCACTTTGGTTGAGTTTTTGGTAATTTTAGGTTTAATTNCAAANTAAAATATATGAAAACATACGTATATAATAATAACAATTACATAAAGGTATACAACGCTGATTGCATAGAATTAATGCAAAGGTTAGTAAATAAAGGCATACAAGTGGATGCTATAATTACAGACCCACCATACGGCTACCTTGACCACAANNTGGACAGGTGGTTTGATAATNANAAATTTTTTGAACTTGCATACAAACTAATAAAAAAAGATGGCTTTATAATCTTTTTTGGCAGAGGTGTAGAGAATGCACGCAGAATGGTGATTGCGGAGGATGTTGGCTTTAAATTCAAAGAGGAAATAGTGTGGAATAAAAAAAATGCGAATCATTTATTTAATAACATTGCACGTGTGCATGAAATGGTATATGTATTTACAAAAGGAGATATTACTATAAATAAAGTAAAAAAGTCTTTTTTAGACGAAATTTTTAATGTAAATGATAAAGCTTATATTGATACATTAAAAAATGACATAAGTCGTATTGTAAGTAAAATTAATAGCATAAATACATTTGAAGACTTTGTAGAATGGAAAAATGGGAATGTAAAAAGTAAAATAAAAGGAAAATATAACATTAATGGTTATATTAAATTTAATAATGATAGGGCATATAATGTATTAAATAAATATAATAATAGTTCTATTTTAAAAACAGTTATAAACCTTTATCCTAACCATTTACACACTATCCATCCCACAGAAAAACCAGTAAAATTAATGGAAATTTTGATAGAGTTAGTAGATAATGGAACTAATGATTTTACAGTTTTTGACCCTTTTGCAGGCAGCTGTGCTACTGGTGTTGCGTGTTATAATTTAAATAAAAATTTTATAGGTTGTGAAATTGATAATGAGTATTTCAATGCAGCTGTTAATCGCATATATAAAGAATGTTTACCAAAATTATTTATATGAAAAAAGTTATATACATATTATTAATATTATTTTTAATAAGTTGCTCAAAGCAGCAACCAATCAAGCATTTAGCAGTTAGAGAACCCTCTCCTCTGTATTATATCGATGATTTAGATACTAAATTATATATTATATGTAGCAAATATGAGGCATTGCACCTATATGATGACCTCAAAGNCACACTAATNCAAGAAATTGGCATTACTAACTATCATAAAACTGCAAAACATCGTATGTCTATTATATCTCACACTAATGATATCGGCACATGTCAATTCCAATCAGCAACATACGATTGGTTATCTACCAAATATGGCATAAACACTAACATCATAGATCCAGAAACCTCTCAAATAACAGTTATGGTGCTGGCTTTCAAAGATGGGAGGCAAAATTATTGGAATGGATATAAAAAATACAAAAATTCTATCGAATAAAATTAGCTATTTATCGAAATATTAACATTACATAGCCGTTTAATTAATTTATCGAAAAAACTATACTTTATGGCTAAATATATAATTATTTTATCGAATAAAATTAGCAGTTAGTCTAATAAATGCTAAAATAAGCGTTTACAAACGTTTAATATACGACTATCTCAAATTTTTGTTGTATCTTTGTGTATTAAAATTTTAGAAAAGCGATGAAAACAAAAAAAATAGACAAAAAACAAATAAGTGTAAAAAACTTAATAGTTTGTCTAAATACGTATAAAAATTCATCTAATTTTTTTACTAATTTGTCTAAAACAGCTAAAATTTATGTAAAAAAATTTGGTTTTTCTAAAAAAATGTTGTAATTTTGTATCATAATAATAACCCAAAAAAATAAAAATTATGAAAACACAAAAAAACACCCCAGAAGTTAAAAGCAAAGTTACCTTTGAGAATTTTTTCTTAAATACCTTTGCTAATTTTCAAAAAATCAGCAAAGAAGAAAGAAAAATGTTAAAAAACACAAACCCTAATTTTATTTCAAAATCTGGTTCAACATATTGGTATATAGGCAATTATGTTTATCGCTATTCAAATCACTTTTTACGTGAAACTGCTTCTTGCTCTTGGTTTTTGGAAAACGAAACTACTAAAAGAGGTGGCTATAGCAAGTGTGCATTAAGTGATTTCATAAAGATTAATAGAACTGCTGAAGTTGGCAAAGCATACAAGGTTATTTATGCGCCTAAAAATAGAAAGGGTGTAGCTACTATAACTGAAGGAGAAGGTGTTTTGCAAAAAACTACTGAATTTTACTATATTTTTGACACTTTTAAAGTTCATAAATGGACATTAGTAACATTGATAGAAAAATAAACCAAAATAACAAAAATTATGGAAACACAAGAACAAAAATTAGAAAAAATCGACATTATCGAAGATAAAGTAGATATCGTCGAAAAAAAACAGCAGAATGCCGAAATTAATGCTTTGACATTAATAGACAAAGCTATAGAAAAAGACATAGACGTCGACAAGTTTGCAAAATTAGTAGACATTGTAAAGATGTTAGAGAATGAAAAAGCAAAACGAGACTTCTATGAAGCTTTGAGTAATTTTCAAGGTGAAGTGCCACCTATTAAGAAACTTTCAAGAGCTGATATGGGGTACGGGAAACCTAAGTACAATTACGCCGAGTTTGGTGAGATTGTTACTACTATTCAAGAACCTTTAAAAAGGCACGGGTTGAGCTATCATTTTGAAATCGGCAACGAACCTGTTGTCATAAAAGGTGAAAAAGGCGAGGATGTGATAGTAGAATTCGTAGCTGTAACCTGCACCGTAGCTCACAAAAGTGGTTATGAAAAAACCACTACGATGAGCGTTCAAAAAGACGCAGGTGCAGGAAAAAGCAATGTGCAAGCAGTGGGTTCTACAATTACCTATCTAAAAAGATATACGTTGTTAGCACTTTTAGGTATCGGCACTGCTGACCCAGACGACGATGCTGTTAGCACCTTACCCGAAAATCAAAAAACTACAAATAATAAAGAAGATAAAAGCGTTCTATTAGCAGAAATTAAAGATAAACTCGACCATTGCAACGATGAGGAAACTGTTAAAAAAATTTGGTCAAAATATCAGAAATATAGTAACGATGCTGATGTATTAAATTTATTTTTAGAATGGCGAAAAAAACAAGCTAAAAAAGTTGAAGA